GATGGATAAAAACTGATAGAAATACAGAACAAAATGTAGTAAGAATTTTAAAGATCGAACAAGCAACAAACATTGTTCCTATAGATGTATATGATGATAATACCAGTATCTATGCTATAGAACAAGCAAATCAACTTTCTTATGGAACTGTCTTTTATATCGCAAAACAAGATAGTTCGAATATAGAATTAACAGAAGCTAATTCTGATTATTGGATACCTTTTGTTTACAAAGACAAATATAGAGGCGAATGGGATCGAAATGAGACTTATTATCAAGATGAGATTGTAAGATATTTTGGATTTGATTATGTTTGTTATAATGAACCTGGAAATGATCCTATTAAGAAAGTCCCTACAAATACTGTATATTGGAAACTAATGTTCCAAGGTTATACTACTTCAGGTGAGTGGAACAGAATATCATCATATAAACTTGATAGTATAGTAAATTATGATGAAACAACATATATTTGTATTCAAGAAAATAACGAAGGAATATCTCCAACTAATATTAATTATTGGAAAAAATTAATAAGAGGTACCTCAACATTTTTTGGAGAGTTTGATTCTACAAAAACATATCAGACTAGAGATATTGTAAGTTATGGTCTATATCTTTACTCATCAAAAAATAAAAATAATACTGGCAATCTTCCAACAGATACAGTATATTGGACACAACTAGCATCTGGGTCAATGTATCCTCAATACTGGAGTAAGAATACATTATATAAGCCGGGTAACATTGTAGTTAAAGATACAAGACCAAAACTCGACTATAGAGTTCGTGTTTATGTAAATGATAAGAAAAGATCAGATGTTTCATTAAAAACAATAGAAGGTGTTGTTTATATTAATTTTGAAAATGATCTTGCCCCCGGCGACAAGGTTGTTTACAAGGTTAGATCCAAGGCAAGTAAAAATGTTAAGGGATATTATGAGATACCACTTAACTGGCAAAATAATCCTTTTAATAATGTTGTAGATGGATTTACTTTTGGTGAAGTTATAGATCATGTAAGAACTATTGTTGAAGGAACAACTACATTCTCTGGAGACTTTCCTGGTACTAGCAATTTAGCAAATTTAGGACAAATTTCTCAATATGGTCGCAAGTTTATGCAGCATACCGGTCCTATGAGTTTGTCTACATATCTAATGGTAGACAAAGATGCTAACATTGTAAAGTCATTAAGATGGGCTGCTAGAGAATATTCAGAATTTAAAAAGGATATCTTAACTAAGTTAACATTAACAGCATTTGATGGATCTATCAGAGAAATAGTTGATCAATTGTTATTGTTTTATACACAATCGAAGTATCAAGAAAAGTCTGCTTTTTATTATTCAGACATGATGCCTTTTGGTGCTGCCTCTGTAAGAGAATATACAGTTGAAGATCCAAGATTTCCTGTTTTTGTTATTGATAGTTTCTTTAATCCAAAAACACAAACTAAGAGATCAATTCTAGTTTATGTTAATGAAGAACAACTTCTTTATGGTAAGGATTATACTTTTGATACCGACGATGCTTTTGTTATCATTAGTAAAACATTATCAGCAGGTGATAATATTTTAATTAAAGATTATGCTACTACAGACGGTTGTTACGTTCCATTTACTCCATCTAAGTTAGGATTATATCCTCTTTACGAACCTAAAATTTACAATGATGACACTTATAGAGAACCGGTAGACGTTATTCAAGGTCATGATGGAAGTATTATTTTATCTTATGGAGATTATAGAGACCAAATTATTTTAGAACTAGAAAAGAGAATATTCAATAGTGTTAGAATTGAATATAATTCTGATATTTTTGATATTAATGATGTTATAGGTGGATATTATAGAAGAACTGATTTTACAAAAACAGAAATAAATGATGTTCTTTTAAGTGAATTTTTAAGATGGAATTCAATACCACAATTTGATTTTAATTCTAATGTTCCAGGAAAATGGTTTTTTGAAGATGAATCATTTACCTACAATTATAATAAATGTCTTGCTCCTAATAATTCAGAAGCTTTATATGCTTGGTGGAGAGGTATCTACAAGTATTTTTATGATACCGACAGACCTCATACACATCCTTGGGAAATACAAGGATTCAGTCAAAAGCCAATATGGTGGGATGATGTTTATGGATTAGCACCATATACTAGTGATAATAAAATTATGTGGGATAATATTGAACATGGTATTATTGCCGATCCGGAAAATAGAAGAGTTGATCTTCGTTATGCTAGACCTGGTATGGGAAATTACCTTCCAGTTGATGATCAAGGAAAATTATTAAGTCCGCTTGATAGTAATCTTGCTCAAAACTTTTCTAGAATTAATGCCGAAGGAAGATATGCTTTTGGTGATCAAGCACCAGTTGAAACAGCATGGCGTAAGTCAAGCGAATATCCGTTTGCGGTAATGATTGTATGTAGTGTTCTTCGAGGTGCTGAATTTATTGGTAAATTCTGGGATAGATTCACAATCAAAAGAAATATTGCTGGACAAGTAGTTTCAATAATCACTAAGAAAAAAGTACAAACTAATAGTCTAGTATTTTCTAACGAAAAGCAAACTGATGGTACTAGAACCATAACTAGTGGTCTTGCTAATTTCATTGATGAATATGTTCTAATACAAAAGAATATCGATTACAATTATTATAAAGAATCTCTTAGAAATCTAAATGTTAAATTGTCCTATCGTATGGGAGGATTTACAAGTAAAGATAAGATTAAGGTTCTTCTAGATAGTCGTAGTCCGAATGCTTCTGGAACTATTTTCTTACCACAAGAAAACTATCAACTTTTTTATAATAAGAGTGCTCCAGTTGATACTGTAAGTTATAGCGGAGTTATTATTGAGAAAAAAACTAATGGTTATAAAATTAGTGGGTATGATAGAGAAAAGAATAGTTTTGAAATATACACTCCAAGACCAACTGCATCTGATGCAACGTTTAGTGTTGGTGGCATTTCTGAAGAATACGTTGAATGGGCAACTGGAAAGTTTTATACTCAAGGACAGATAGCAAGAATAGAATCTGAGTTTTATAGAGCTAAAGTAGGTCATACTTCTTCAGACTTATTCTCTAGTGATACTGTTAAATGGCAGAAGCTACCTAATCTTCCAATGGTTGGCGGCAGAGAAGCTATTCGTAGAACAAAGTTTAAAGAAACTCCAGTACGTATTCCTTACGGAACAATTTTTAATGATATACAACCGGTTGTTGATTTCTTATTAGGTTATCAAGAAAGATTAAGAGCTTGGGGTTTTGAATTTGAAGATTTTAGTACAGACTTAGAACTTCCACTTAATTGGTTAACTAGTGCTAAAGAATTTATGTTCTGGACATTACAGAACTGGGTTGCTGGATCGGTCATTACATTAAGTCCAGCAGCTAATAGATTAAAGTTTAATCCAAAGATTACAGCATCAGTTGATAACTTAGACGAAGACTTTTATGGGTATTCAATATACAAAGCAGATGGACAACCATTAAAGGCTGATCTTACAAATATCTATAGAGAAGATAACGGTTTTGAAATTAAGCCAACAGACAGGACTCGTGATGGTATTTTCCATATTAGAACTAATCTTGTTTATCAGGAACATGTTCTTTTATTTGATAATGTATCAATATTTAATGATGTTGTATATGATGTTATTCCTGGATACAGACAGGGAAGATTAAAAATTGTTGGATATAAAACTAATGGGTGGGATGGAAGTTATTATACTCCAGGCTTCATGTATGATAATGCTGAAGTTGTAGATTGGCAACCTAACACAGATTATAATATTGGAGACATTGTAAAATATCAAAATTATTATTATTCAGCATTAGTTAAAGTTTATAATAAGTCAGACTTTGATTATTCAGATTGGAATAAGTTAGACAAAGATCCAGAGTCTCGCTTAATTTCTAACTTTGATTATAGAGTTAACCAATATCGTGATTTTTATAGTTTAGATGCAAGTAACTTTAGTGAAGACCAGCAATCGTTAGCAAGACACTTAACTGGGTATCAACCAAGACAATATCTTGAAAATATCATTATTGATGACGTCTCACAATATAAGTTCTATCAAGGATTTATTAGAGAAAAAGGTACACTTAATAGTGTTAATAAATTATTTGATGCGCTTCGTGCTAGCGGATTTAGCTCAATTAATCTAAAAGAAGAATGGGCATTTAAAGTAGGAGACTTTGGTGCTTCTGATGCTTATACTGAATTAGAATTTGCCTTAGACGAAGATAAATTTGTACAAAATCCTCAAGATGTTGTATTAACAACAGCCCCAGAAGATTTTATAGATCTAACAATTTATAATATATCTAGATCAGATGTTGTCAAGAAACCAAATTCTTATGATTCTAAGCCTTTTAAAATGAAGGCATTAGATCATACGCAAAATGATTATGGGCTATTCAAATATAAAGTTGCTGGATATGTAAAAGATGAAGATATCGATCATTATGTTCTTAATGAACAAGATCTTTTAAATTATCCACTCAATCTTTTATCTCACAGAGATAAAATTTGGGTAGCAAACACACCTAATGGTGAATGGAATGTTATGGGATATTTTAATACCAAAACATTCGTTACTAATTGGGAAAGAGAAAATAATACTTTAAGATTCTTCTGTAGTGAAGATCCTGATGTTACTATAGGAGAGATTATAGCAGTAAGGAATATTCAACTTATTGAAGGAACTTATAAAGTTACTAACATTTATAGAAATATAATTGAAGTTTTTACATTTAATACATCATTGAACAAGACAGACGACGGAAGTACCTCTGGTGTACTATTCAAATTTGAATCTGTAAGATACTTAACTGCTAAAGATGTTCGTGTAAGTAGATATAATGACATTAAAATTAGAGGTGATAAACTTTGGATTGACCAAGATAGTCAAAATCGTTGGAAAGTCTTAGAGAACTCTGATGTCTTTACCGAAAGCACACTTAATCCTCCTTCTTTCTTAAGAATAGCAGGTCAAGCATATAGTTACGAAATAAAAATTAGTGATAATAAAAAGTATATGTTTGTTGCGGCGATTAACAACGGTCCTGGTAGAGTCTTAATTTATACTAGACCAAATAATACCGAATCATGGGCATTCTTACAAACTATAGTAATGCCGATCGACTTTAATATTAATACAGGATTTGAAAAGTTTGGCACAAGCATAGATTGTTCAGCAGATGGCTATCTATTAGTAATAAGTGCTCCAGATATTGGAGGTATTAAAAGTTTATATAGAGGAAACTTTAATCCTAGCGCAACATACACAATTGGTGAAATTGTAAGACAAAACGGTCAATTATGGAGAAACATAAGAGCTGTTAACGGTGATGGGTCAACTATTAGTTTAGATTCAATGGATTGGGAATTAGTAGAAGATATTATTGAAGTCTTTACAAGTGAAGAACAAAGCGGTTATACTAAACAAGGTGCTGTCTTTGTATTTGTATTTGATTTAACTAGTAGAAGGTATTATGAAAGAGATGTTTACACTTATACTGGTGTAGACGGTAATGGCAATTCTTTTGTAACTACTAAGGAACAAGTTATTACATCTTATGATCCTCAAACAAATGAAAGATTTGGTACAAAAGTTAAACTAGTTCAAGATGGTAGTGAGTATTGGTTATATGTTTCAAGTGAAATGTCTGACCAGTCAGGTAGAGTTCAAGTCTTTAGAAGATTAGAATCAGGACAATGGGTTTATAATAGCAATCAAAGATTTATAAACTTTGAGTATATTTTAGGATATCCTGATGGGTCAGTGACACCTCCTACAACTACTTCTAGATATGGTTATGATCTTGCTGTACTTGGAACTAGATACATTGCGGTCTCGGCGCCATTCCTAGGTGCTGGTGCTGTGTATATTTTCCAAAAGATAGATACAATATTTGAATTAGCACAAGTAATTGATTCAACTACTATTACTACAATTCCTAATAGTTCTACTCGTATTCCTAGTCTCAATGATTACGACTATTTTGGTTATAGTTTAGCCTTAAAAGATAACAGTTTATTTGTTTCATCACCGAATAATGATATTCTACAAACCAATGTAGGTTCTGTTTATCACTTTGAATTTAATGGTGACGAAAGTTCCTACAATCCATTTGAGTTACGTCAAATAATACTTCCGCCGTCATACATGCAGAATGAAAGATTCGGAACAAAACTTGATATTAATCCAACTGGAAATATTTTAGTTGTATCAGCTATAGGTGGAGCAGTTGTAATAGATACAACATTCGATACATATGCTGATCGAGTTGCTAGTGATTCTACTAGAAATTATGAATTAGATCCAACTAGTTTAAGATTAATTCCGACTAGTTTTGATAGCGGAGCAACTGGATTCTTTGATAAGACACCATATACTGGTGCGGTTTATATATACAATAAATTTGACGATGACTTCATTTACGCAGATAAATTACAGCCAAACGAATTACTCATAGCAAATGATAACTTCGGATCAGCATTATCTATTACTGAAGATTCTATAGCAGTTGGTGCTTCTGCTAGAGAAATTAATGGTTCAAGATTAGGAACAATGTTTATCTTTGATTACAATAGTCCTAGTTGGAGAATCAAAGAATCACAAAGCGAAATGGTTGATATTGACAAGTTTAAAAAAGCCTTTATATATGATTCAAAGAAAAATACATTAATTAATGATTTAGATTTTTGGGACCCTGCTAAAGGTCGTATACCGTCTACAGCAGATGCTGAAATTAAATTCCAAACTTATTATGATCCTGCTGTTTATGAATACGTTGAGTATAGTACAGTTTTATCTGATCAATCAGCACCATGGTCAGATGATCATGTTGGGGAGATATGGTGGGATCTATCTCAAGCTAAGTGGGTATGGTATGAGCAAGGAGATAGTACATATAGAACTAATAACTGGGGAAGATTATTTCCAGGTTCAACTATAGACATATATGAGTGGACAGAAACGCCATATTTGCCATCTAAATATTATGAATTGTCAAGAACAGAAGCTGGCGCAGCATCTGGCCTTACTGGTATACCTAAAGATATTACTGATTTAACATATAGTACAAAGTTTAAGTACGATCCTGTTACAGGAGTATCTACAACCCTTTATTACTATTGGGTCAAAAATAAAACAACTATACCTAGAGTACCATTTAGATTTATGAGTGCTAATGATATCGCACAAATGATCTTTGATCCAAAGGCTCTTGGATACAAGTTTATTGCTGTTACTGATAAGAATAGTATGGCTCTATACAATATCGGATCAGATTTAAAGAATTTGGATGTTAATTTAAACGTTCAGTTCTATGAAGTTGATAATACTGAATTGTTAGTTCACAGAGAATATGCTTTATTAGCAGAAGACGATGCTAATACAAAGATTCCGTCTGTTGTTGAAAACAAATGGTTTGATAGTCTTTGTGGATATAATACCAGAGGTCAAGTAGTACCTGATCCAAGATTAAGTTGGAGACAAAAATATGGTGGATCTTATGAACCAAGACAATCTTGGTTTGCTAATAGATTTGAGGCATTAAAACAGTATTTTGAATATGTTAATTCTGTTTTAGCAAAGAATCAAATAGTTGATGAAGTTAATTTCACAAAACTTCTCAGTTCTGATCCGGAACCTAGTATTCTATCTGGAAATATTGATCAGGTAGTTGATATACTTGACGATTTAAGATTTGTTCCTACATTAAAGATTAAGACTGCTACACTAATACCGGTAGTTACTGAAGGAAGAATTACTAATGTTATTATAGAAAATGATGAAGCAAGAGGACACGGTTATAAGATCGCTCCTACTGTTAAGATTTTAGGAACAGGAACTGGAGCAGAGATCACAACTACTATAGATAGTAAAGGACGTATTGCTACAGCTACAGTTCTAAAAGCAGGAACAGGGTATGACGGTTATTCAACTGAATTAGTAGTTAGAAATTATTCAGTTCTTGTTATGTCCGATGAATACGCAGGAAATACTTGGAGTATTCATGATTACACTTCTACAAATAAAAAATGGAATAGAATTAGAACAAGAGCTTATAATGTTCCTCAATATTGGTCATATGTTGATTGGTATGCTACAGGATACAGTTCAGAGTCTGAGATAAGTTATCAAGTGAATAGAACTGTTGATCTTAATGGTTCCTTAGCACAAGTTGGGGATTTGGTAAAAGTTTCTGATGTTGGAGGAAGTTGGTTACTTCTTAAAAGAACATCTATAACTGAAACTCCTGATTATATAAATGATTATGTAGTTGTAGGTAAACAAAATGCTACAATTAAATTCTCAGATAAACTTTATAACTTAAACAAAGATTTAGGTTTTGATACAATTTATAGTTATGATTTAATATTATATGATCAAACTCCTACAATTGAATTAAGACTTATTCTTGAAGCAATTCGTGATAATATCTTAATTAATGACCTAAGAGAAGAATATGTAAAATTATTCTTTAATGGAGTACATTATGCTCTCCATGAACAGCTTTATGTTGATTGGGTATTCAAGACTAGTTTCTTAAAAGTTAATCATAATGTAGGATCTCTAAAACAAAGAATAACTTTCCAAGGTGATGAGTTGGCAAGTTATCAACAATATATTGAAGAAACTAAACCATATAAGAGTAAAATTAGAGAGTTTGTAAGTTTATATGATAAAGTAGACGATTCTTACAATCAAGTTACAGATTTTGATTTATTCTCATTCTATAACTATGCTACAGCACAAATTGAAAGAACATCTCTAAATTCTTCTAATATACAAAGTTATCCTTGGAAGAGTTGGACTGATAGTCACAAATACGAAATTACAGAAATTAATGTTTACGATAATGGTAATGGATATATTAGTGTACCTAAAGTTATTATAACAGGTGATGGTAGAGATGCTAAAGCAACTGCTTATATTGCTAACGGTAAAGTTTACAAGATTATTGTAGATAATCCCGGTTACGATTATACCTATGCTCCAACAATTGTAATAAGTGGAGGACTTAGTGCTATAGGATCTGAAGTAACGGCAAAAGCTGTGGCAAAGATAGGTAATAGTAAAGTTCGTACTAATAATATTACAATAAAGTATGATAGAGTAACTTTTAAACCAGAATTTTCTTTAAAATATTATGATCCTAATAATGACACATATAAAAATGAATATATGTACACTGATAATAGTTATATAGGAGATGCAATAAAAAGAAGGTTTAAATTAACATATGCTCCTGATCCTAGAAAAACTAATTTTACAATTATAGTTGATAATATAGAAATGTATGGAGATCAATATTCTATAGAAATAAACGAAGTAGTACACGACACATTTACAACTCTTGAAGGATATGTAGTATTTGCTATTGCTCCAGATTACAACGCACCTATTTCTATAACATATTATAAGAATATACGTTTATTATCTGCTACTGATAGAGTTAACTACGCATATAATCCAGTATCTGGAATGTATGGTAAAGATTATGGTCAGTTAATGACTGGAGTTGATTATGGTGGAGTTCAACTAACAAGTATTGACTTTGAAATCGGCGGCGGCTGGGACGTTCTTCCATGGGATGTAACATCCTGGGATAATGTTTTATCAACTAATGACGATTATGTTAAAGCATCAGACGGTACTACTAGAACATTTGATCTTGAATATATTCCTGCCGTTGGTGAAATTATCAATGTTTATTTGACATATGATGTAACTGATAGTCTTGACAATACAGTTTGGCCAACAGGACACGGAAAAGGAAATGTTCGTTATGACAGGTTTGGTAATAAAATAACAAAAACTATTAGATTAGATGATCCTTACTATAACTTATACGATGGTAGCACAGAGCAAGTTAACGGCCAATCTACAGCAGACGAAAATACAATTATGAATTCGTTTGTAGGTGACGGTATTAATAAAACAATTGTATTACCTACAGATTATTATAATTTTATAACAAATACGTATAAGCCTTTTGATCTCTTAGAGACAGATTTAATTACTTTCCGTAAGAGTACAAGTGAAGGTACTATTTTACCAACAGATAGAAGTCTAATTGATTCATTTGTTGACGGTGGCAATCTTTCCTATACCACAGCTAAAGGTATTGCTGCTGAAGAAATAGTTGTAGATGGTGACGGATTAATTACGGCTGATACAAGTCATGGTCCAGAAGAGTTAGTTCAAGGACAAGTTGTTGATGCTTTAGACATTAAAGTTTATCATACACCTTCGGATGGTGGCCCTAGTGTTATAATTCGTAACTATACCGGTGATGGTGAAACAACAACATTTGAAACTGGACAACCAACGAGTACGGTTGGAGGAATGATTGTTATTTCCGGCGGCAAAATATTATTAAATGTTGAGGATTCGTCGTTGGCAGACAATGATTATAATCAATATCATGTAAATTTTGTTGATGGAACAATTACAATGAATACTGTTCCTGCTGTTGGTGAAAAGATAGCAATTATTAGCATTAATACAGCTGGATATGATATTACAGAGAAAGTTACATTTATTGGAGACGGTGAAACACAAGAATATCTAATGTCTTCGAGATGGAATAATGGAGATTTTAGTCCGTTTGTTACTATTGATGGAGTAAAAGTTCCTTTCTTTGTTAAGGAAAGTGATGACCAATATGCAGTTAGCGGCAACGTTGTAATTCAATTTGAAGTACCGCCGATGGAAGGTGAACTTATTCAAATAATGATGTTTAGAGGAACTGTTAGAAAATGGAGTGAAGTAACAACTCAGCATATTCCTTTAGTTATGGGTACTTACAAGTATCTATTAGATCCTATTCCTGCTAATTTAAAACCTTTAAGTGCTACAGCATTTGTAGTAGTAGATGGAGCATTTTTAGAGGCGCCAGATTATGAATTCTATATACATGATGATGCCAATCCTGAAATGTTTATAAATGATTTAAGGTACCCACCGAATACTCTTATTGCTAAAGATGTTGAAGTTTATAATAATGGAACTAGACTTTTACCAGTTAGAGATTATAATTTAGATAGTCTTAATAGTTCAGTAACTTTAAATCCAGGAGTAGCATCAAACGGCGATACTATAACTATTGAAATACTCAAATTTGCTGATTATAAAGTTGATATTAAAAATTGGGATGGATCTAGTATTCAAGATGTTTCTATTATTATTAATCCTTCTAGATACCCACTGATTAATCAAAAAATGATGCGTGTAACAACATTTACTAATCACGATATTGTTAAGATTAAAACTATAAATCAAGGATTTAGATTTAATACAGGTTATGATGTATTACAATTTGACGTTACACAGTACGATATTTTAAGTACAGCTATTAATACAAGCGGAATTTTTAATCTTCCTAGAACTGTTGGAACTAGTAGCGGTGTGTTTGTTGCTTTAAGTAGAAAACTTCTATCACCTAATGTTGATTATGTTGTTCTTGATAATAAGAAACAGATTAAAGTTCTATTACCAGATATTCTAAGCGGTGGTGATTACATTCAAATTATTACGTTTAATGATAAAGTTGTACATCCAAGTTATGGTTATAAGATCTTTAAGGATATGATTAATAGATATTCATATAAGCGTCTTGATTCTAGTACAACTACAACATTAGCTAAATCATTGCTATACACCGATACAACAATCACTGTTACTGATGGTTCTAAATTACCAATTCCTAACAGAGATTTAAATCTTCCAGGTGTTATTGAAATTGGTAAAGAACGTATCGAGTATCTTGTTAAGGATGGTAATGTACTCAGTCAACTTCGTAGAGGAACATTAGGAACAGGATTTGAAGGTAAAACTAATCCTGACGGATCTATCGATATAGTAAACAGTTCTTATCCTTTTGGAACAGAAGTGTATGACTTAGGACCTGAGCAAACACTTCCTTACAATGATGTAGAAATTAAAAAGACATTTTACGGAGACGAAACTACTCATATATTTGAATTAGATTTTGTTCCAGTAAATTCTGGAATTACAAAATATTTTAAGAATTTAGGATACACATATAAAGGAACTTATAGTTCATTAATAACATATAATATCAATGAAGTAGTTGCTTATCAGGGAACTTATTTTATTGCTAAAATTATTGTAACTAATAGTACTCCAATAGCTGGCGATAATTGGATGTTCTACAGTGATATCGTAGACATATATTATCCAAATACAATTACTGATTCTTCGTGGGGAGGAAATTATGTATCAACTAAAACATACTATAATGGAGAAATTGTTAAGTATAGTGGAACTTACTACGAAGCTCAAAAAACAGCATTAAATAAAACTCCAGGAACAGATGAAAGTTATTGGAAAATTTATAATCAAGGTGTAGATACAGAATGGTATAGAGAAACTATTCCGGATAATTTTGGACAATGTGATAGCATTGAAGTATTTGTTGGAGGAAGAAGACTTAGCAAGAATCCTTATACTGTATTTGCTAGATCATTAGATAAAGATCATCCAGATTATAACGATCTAGGGCAAGATAGTTATAATGCTGCCGGTGATACAACTATTGAAGCAGAGTTTTCAGTTGATGGTATAAATTATGGTACTGATAAAGCACCTGTTGGAAGGGTAAGATTAACAAATCCTCCTGCTTCTGGAGAATTAGTAGTTATAGTTTATAAAACAGGTAGATTATGGCAGAGAGTTAATGAAGCTAATTCATTAGTATTCAGCGATACTGATATAGCTAATTTCTTAAGAGCAAAGCAGGTTAATTTACCTAAATAAATAAAGTGAGTTTATATTATGAGCGATAACATTAAAGAACCTAAAAAAACTGTAATACAGGATGATCCAATGACTAAAAAGCCAGACGAAAAAGGTCCCTTTCATATAGAAGGTCATATTAAGATTTTTGATCCCGAAAGTGGCGAAATTTATGTTAATAAAAGAAATGCTATTCACTATGAAAATATGAGTATGGCTTTAGCTGAGAGTCTAGCTAATTCCGGTCAGGGTTACATTTATCAGATGGCGTTTGGTAATGGTGGAACAACAGTTGATCCCACTGGTATTATTACATATCTTACTCCAAACAGTGTAGGTACAAATAGCAGTTTATATAATCAAACTTATATTAAAGTTGTTGATGATAGAAGCGTAGCAAATACAGATAATACACGTAATAAAGTTGAAACAAGACATGTTACTGGTACAAGTTATACAGATATTATAGTTTCATGCTTACTCGATTACGGTGAACCGTCAGCTCAAGAAGCATTTGACAATGTTTCTGATGTGAATAGTGCTTACGTTTTTGATGAATTAGGTTTAAGAGGATATGATCCTACAGCAGACGGATACACTGGAAAATTACTTACTCACGTTATTTTTCACCCTGTTCAGAAGAGCTTGAACAGACTTATTCAAATTGATTATACAGTTAGAATACAAAGCCTATCGGGGTTTAACGGATGAGCTACACAGTCAAATACACTGATAATATAAACAAAACAGCTATCACAGTTAATGATAGTACTATAAACCAAGAAACAAGTTTAGCATTACCGGGTCGTAATCAGAGAGGTTATGGTATTGCGGTTGCTGAAAATTTTCTTCATTTATTGGAAAATTTTGCTTATGATGAAGCTCCAACTAATCCAGTTGAAGGACAGGTTTGGTATGATACATCATCTGGCGTAGAAGATCTCAAAGTTTATGATGGAACAGGATGGAAACTAGTAGGTGCTGTTCGTAAAGGTACATCAGAACCAACACAAAAAGTTACAGGTGATCTTTGGGTCGATACAGATAATCAGCAGTTATTTCTTTTTAACGGAGCAAGTTGGGTTCTTGTAGGTCCAACTTTTAGTAGCGGACTTCGAACAGGTATTGTAGCTGAAACAGTTGTTGATTCTAATGATATTGCTAGAACTGTTTTAAAGACATATATTTCTGACGAGATTGTAGCAATTTATAGCGTAGAAACATTTATACCAAAAGTATCAATCGCAGGATTTACCACAATTAAATCAGGTATGAATATTAGTACTAAAGACTTTAATAGTGATGGTACTGTAGATACAAAATATTGGGGAACAGCAGAAAAGGCTGAAAATTTAATAGTAGGAACTACAGTAGTTGCTTCGAGTAATTTTTTAAGAAAAGACACCTCTAATATTACTAATTACGGATTTACAGTTAGAAATGATGTTGGAATCTCAACAGGTAATGAATCTCAATTAAGAATATCTGTTGATTCTGGACAAATTGGTAACATTTATCATTCAACTCCAGACTCAGCATTTGATATTCGTGTAACTTATGATAGTAATATAGCTACTCTTATTAGAGCTGATTCTAATGGTAATGTTGGTATAGGCGTTAACAACCTTTCTCCGGCTTATACATTAGATGTTCTCGGTACTGCTAGAATTACAGATGTTACAAAAATTGAAAGTACTGAAAATGCAATTAATGATATCACAGGTGCTTTACAAGTATCTGGCGGAGCACTAATTAAACAGGATTTAATTGTTAGAGGAAATGGTAATTTCACAGGACATATTATTGTTGGTGAAGTAGACACAGGTGGCTCTAATATTGCTATCCTTCCTCAAACAAATAACCTATATACCATTGGCACTAGTACAAATAAATTTAGTAAAGTGTATTCTACATCTTTTTATGGAAATGTTGTAGGTAATGTTGAAGGAGACATTAGTGGAACAGCTAATGAAGCAAATAAACTTAAGAATGGTACAACATTTCAATTAACTGGCCAAGTTACTGCTGAGGCATTTACGTTTGATGGATCAACTGGCGGAACAGTTAAAACTTTTAATACTTCTATTAGTCCTGATTTTATTGCTAGTCAAACGGAAACAACAGGAGTTGACGGTACTGACACTATACTAATCTATAGACCAGGATCAGGCCTAAGAAAGATGTCAAGAGGTACATTCTTTACTCAAGTAGCAACGGTTCCGGTTGGATCAATAATGCCGTTTGCTGGAACTGTAGTTCCTTTAGGATACCTACTTTGTGACGGTAGTGAAAAATCTATATCAAATTATGATAGATTATTTTCAGTAATTGGATATACCTACGGTAATCCAGAACAATTAATCGGTCTTGCTACATTTAGATTACCTGATCTTAGAGGTAGATTTCCAATGGGTAATTATAATATGGATAACGGTGATCAGATTACTAGTGCGTCAGATTTAACTATTATTGATAGTTCTACACAAATAGCATCAGGCACTAATTCTTCTACATCAAGCACTTTAGGTAATACTTACGGATCCGATTCTGCAACATTACAACTTGATAATATTCCTGATCATAAACACAATTTTAAGGACGGTTTTGATAATGAATTTTATGCAATTAGAAATGATAATACTTCTCCAGATGATCCGAACGCTACTGCTGAATCTGGTCTAACAGCAACTACACAATCTCAAATAATTAATAGAACAGGCGGTGTAATAAGAAGTACTACAACTACATCATCGTTTGACATTATGAATCCATATTTGACAATTAATTATATTATATACACAGGAAAGTTTGAATAATGTCTTATATTATTAATAAAACTAATGGAGAAGTTTTAACAACTCTCATAGATGGGCAAGTAGATACTACGACAGATCTTATTCTTATAGGTAAGAATTATACAGGGTTTGGCGAACAATTAAATGAGAATTTTGTCAAACTTTTAGAAAACTTCTCCGGATCATCTGAACCGTCTCGTCCTATTCTCGGGCAGTTATGGTATGACACAACGGACGGTCGTATGAAAGTATATGGAGCAACCGGGTGGAAAGCAGCCGGAGGACCTGTAGTACAAAGCTCATCGCCCCTAAACTTTACAACAGGTGACATTTGGATAGATAATAATGAAAATCAGATGTGGTTCTTTGACGGCAGTGATTTAATATTAGCAGGACCTATTTGGAAAAGAAGTCAAAGAAAAACTGGATTTGTTGCTGAAACTTTATATGATGCTAACAATAATGCTAAACCAGTACTTTATCTTTACGTAGCAGATTCTCTATTAGGTATCTATTCTTCTACAGAATTTACTCCAGTTCCTGCTATAGAAGGATTTACAATATTATATAAAGGATATACAGCAAATAGCTTAGTTTCTACATTCTTTAGTAATACAACAAAAAGTTCTTATGGGTTAGAAGAAGCATTAACTGCATCTCAAAGACAGGCTCTTCCTACGAGTATAATAACAGCTTCTCAATTTATGAGAAGTGATCAATCAACATCTAATAACACAAAGATTTTAATTCAAAGTAATGATGGGTTAACAGTTGGTGCTAATCAGTTAGGTGATCTTAAAGTTTCAGGAACTACTCTTATCCTTGAGAACGTAGTAACTAATGGCAATATAGCACTTAGAACTAAAAATAATAGTCAAACACTTGATGCTGTTTATGTAGATTCGGCTAATACTAGAGTTGGTATTTTTACAGCCGCTCCACAGCAAACTCTTGATGTTAATGGTGATGTTGTAATTAGAGGAAATCTTGTTGTACAAAAAGATACAGTTACATTAGAAGTATCTCAGTTACGAGTAGAAGATATTAATATCGAATTAGGTTATACAGGTTCTACCCCAGTTAACGACACAGGAATTGACGGCGGCGGAGTTATTATTAAAGGTCAAACTGATAAATCGATATTATTCAAAAGATCTAGACAGATTACAGATGGTACACCTGCGCCATATGTAAATTATTCAGTTTTTGATGTATCAGAGAACATTAACTTAGCTTCTGGGAAATTTTTTAGTATCGACGGAGTTAAAGTATTAGATGGATCAACATTATCTGCTGCTATTACTAGTGCTCCGGGCATTACAAGTATAGGACCTCAAGTGTCTCTTACAGTTGATGATTTGTATCTTAACAATAATAGAATAGCAGGAACCGTTGTAAATCAAGATATAGAGATTGAACCACTAGGAACTGGTAATTTAGCTATAATTGGTCAAAGAAGAATTACAGGAGTAGGATATCCAACAGATCTCCAGGATGCTGTTCCTAGATATTATGCTGAAGGTTTTGCTAAGATTTTACCTATTTCTTTAACCTTAATACAAAATGGATTAGACGGAGCTCTTAATAGTAATATTATTTTGATGTTAAATGATATAGCAGATCCTGTAATTTACGTTCCAGGAAAACCTGCCTACGTTCATTTACAGCAATTAAACTATACTGCTCCGGATATAACAGTAACTAGATCACTTAAAAAGTTTATAATTCAAAATACAGGCGGAGCCAATTTTTGGGCTTTTGACAGTGATCTAACAAGTAGTATATGATAAATAGTTATAACGCACCATGAGAGTTCAGGAGCCCTAAGAATGCCATATCAAATAGACCGATATAACGGAACACCGCTAGTAACCGTAGATGACGGTACAATTAGCAATGAAAAAACAACACTTAAACTAGTAGGTAAAAACTACGCAGGTTACGGTGAAATACAGAACGAAAACTTTGTTTTCTTAATGGAGAACTTTGCTAATGCTGCTCCTCCGGCTAATTATCTAAGTGGTCAGATATGGTTTGACAGTTTTAACAGAAAGTTAAAATTTAATGATGGTAATCAGTGGAGAACAACCGGTGGTGCTGAAATTGGGCCAACTCCGCCTACTGGTTTAACAACTGGTGATTTTTGGTGGAATACAACATCAAAGCAGTTATATCAATACGACGGTATTAGTGAATTCATACTTATTGGTCCGCAGGCTGTTCCAGGTGCTGGACAAACAATTCTTGAATCTGTAAGCGTTATTGATACTGATGGAAATAGTCATGCTATTATTAAAGCTATTGTTGACGGTACAACAATCTTTATTTTCAGTAAAGATACATTTACACTTGATAGTACTATTAATCCAATTACAGGATTTTCATATATTAAACAAGGTATTACACTTGTTAATACAAATACTAATGGTATTACATCAACGGCCGATCGCTTCTGGGGAACAGGTTCTGACTCAGATAGACTAGGTGGATTTTTAGCAGAAGCTTATGTATTCAGTTTAAACGCTGTTTTTGAAGGAACTGCTAGTTTCGATGATGCTGGTTATACTGTTGGTAACGACGGTGATCTTTCGGTATATATTCAAGGTGGAACAGTACCTACAATTGAAAATACACAAACAAATAGAATTGTTTTTAAAGTAAAAGACGGTTTAGTTACAAAATCTACGGTTCAAGTACTTGGTAGTGCTGTTAATCCAGGATTAAATTTAACATACGACTTAGGTGAATTAGCCAATCCAACATTTGGTGATCTTCGTTGGAGAAATATATATTGCGGTGCTATCTATGCTGACGATTTTTATGGCGGAACATTTCACGGCGAAGTTGATGGTGTTGCTCAAAAAGCAGATACACTCAAGTATGCAAGAGCATCAACCACTGACAAATATCGTTCAGCAACAGACGAAGCAACAGCTAACTCAATTGTAGCTAGAGATGGATCAGGAAATTTTGCTGCTGGTATTATTGATGCTATATCAACTCGCGCACAATACGCTGACTTGGCAGAAAGATATGAAGCAGATAAAGATTATGAGCCAGGAACAGTTGTAGTTTTTGGTGGAGAAAAAGAAATTACTGTAACAGAAGAGTTAAGTGATTATAGAGTAGCAGGTGTAGTATCAACTGCTCCAGCATATCTTATGAATGTTTCTGAAGAAACAGAATCTTTCTTACCGATAGCACTTAGAGGAAAAGTTCCAGTCAAAGTCGTTGGGCATGTTAAGAAAGGTGATATCTTAATAACTAGTGGAGTAGCAGGATATGCTGTATCTGCTGAAGATGGACGTCAAGTTTCTGCTGCTTCAATAGTTGCTAAATCGATTGAAGATAAGTTTACTGATGACCCAGGTGTTGTAATGGCAGTTATAGTTTAAGGGGAAATAATATGCCAGTACAAGGCGCACTTATTAGGGCAGTAGACTATAATAACTTACAATCACTTTCAACCAAATCGATTTCTAGAATATTAGGAGATAGAAAACCCGAATATCCTGGTGACACAACTAGAGGTACATACGGATACGGACAATTACTTTTAAGTAGTTTAGTTAGTGTTGGTAGTATATCTGATGATATTCATTTTGCTAAATTAAAATCTGATCTTTTAAAAATAGCCACACATTGTGGAGTTGAAACAAATCCATTAATTAGTACTTTACCTACGGTCTCAATGGGAGATATTATAGATAATTCTCATTTAGAGCAAGTAGAAGCAGCATTAGAATTATTAGTAAGTAACCGATTCGAAGTAGCCGTAGGTCAATATAGTGACGAAGCACTAAAAGATACTTTAGGAAATTCAATAAACAGTGTTAGAACTACATCTTGGGGTAACGATCTTGTTTATGCAGAATCTACAGTAAGACATTCTTTTACAGTAGATTTTGGTACTGCTGATAGAGCAAGATATTTTTTCAACGCCGGAGGTGAACTTAGGTTTACAGCATCTAGAACAGGTGGAGTTGGTTCTTTCCAAGATCAAGCATGGACACAAATGTTAAATGCAATAGGAACTGTTAGATTTAGACACAATCAAACATATGGATCTTCCGGAACAGGTAGTTCGATAGGATATTATCAACTAACAACTACACCACAGACAGTATTTACAAAAAATGCTGGCGGTGTATACGTATATGCTACTCAGTATCTTCCTAATGATTATACTATAGTAATGTCATGTAACGCTGCTGATAACACTACAGGTGAAGCTAGATACCTTTACGTAACAGTGTATTTTAATGATGATCATACTGCGTTCCCTGGCAACGATGTGGTTACTGGAACATTAACTAGTAATATTGCTATACGTAGAGCTACTGGACCAAATGTTGAAGTTGTCGCTCCTACAGCAACTAACACAGTTCTTTTAAGCACTTAACTTTATCATTTATTGATAAATTAATATATAAAGGAATATAATAATGACCGTAGGAGCAGGTAATAAAGTTTCCGCAGCAGATTATAATAATGTTCGTAATACTTTTCTAAATATTCTTGGTACAGGTAGCGGAAATGCAGGATACGGACAAACTCCCAATTCTTCAGCTGTAGGATCTGGTGTAAAAGTCAAAGAATCTGACTGGGATAAATTGCGTCGTGACATACAAAGAATAGCTACACATCAAGGAACAAGTATTATTGCTTTACCGGATGTTCCTTTAGGTGGTAAAATAACATCTGCCCCTCTTGTAACGTATTCAACTGTATATACAACATTATTCAATAATAGATTTAACATAGCAGTAGGACAATATTCAGATGAATTAATGACAGAATCAACTAGAACAGCAGGATGGAATGGAACGATCAGTCATTATTTTAATATAAATTTTGGATCTTATGATAATGCTAGATATTTTTTTAATTCAGGTGGCAACATAAGAATACGTCCAACATATACAAAAGATTCAGCAACTACTCTTAATAACGATTGGGAATCGCTAATTAGCGGAGTTCCGACTTTGGTTTTTAATTATCAACAAACATCATCAAATGCTGTAGGTGGAACACAGTTAAGTCCTATTGGATTTTACAGTCTTCCTACAGGTGCTACACAGATTTACACTAGAACTGGCGGACTAATATCTGGCGCAGCTACGTATGCTGTAAATGATTACACTGTTAGAGTGTATGGTAATGCTGCGTCACCGTCTATAATTTATTTTGAATGTGAATTTAAAGATGATAAAACTAGACCGGATCCTTTATGGCCACAAGGTGACGAAAATGTTACAGGTACCGTAAGAAATACAGTTAGAATGTTCCGTCCAACAGAAACATCTACGGGTGATAGTGTTGTAATACCTGTCCCGTCAACTTCAGTTACTGCAAATCTATAACCAAAATATTGACTTTTCCTTGACAAATATCTATAATTAAGTAGTCGAGGAGAATCCAAATGGACGAACGTCTTAGAAAAGCATTAGATGTTGCCAATCTCATGGTTACTTTTAATACTCAACGAGATTTGTTAAAACAAGAATTTAAAGAAGATTGTTTATATCACGAAAGTGGACATAGATTTACTGTTAATAGAGAATTAATTAATTTTTTATCAACTTTATCTACTTTGGGACATACAGAAGACATCGTTATTTTAGATGATTTTGAAAATCCTTTTATGATTGAAGACATAAAGGAGTTTTTAGACAAAATATTTACTCTATATATTGAAGCTACAAATTCTTATTATCACAAATATATAGATTTAAAATCTAAGAGATCTATATCAAAATTAATGGATATCAAATGAGTAAAGGTATACTATTTTTTGCTCAAAATAATAAACAGATTGATTATAGCAAAATGGCATATATTTCTTCTCGATATGCTAAAAAGAATTTAGGTGTACCGATCAGTCTGGTAACTGATATAGGAACTAAACGATGGATTGATTCTAATAAAGTTTCAATTGATTGTTATGATCAGATTATCTTAACAGATGATACAATTGTTCAAGTAGAGCAATCTAGAAGATATTATGACGGATCAATAGATTTTAAAAAAGCAGACTTCAAAAATGGTCATCGTGCCTGGGCATATGAGTTCAGTCCTTATGATCAAACTTTAGTAATTGATGTAGATTTGTTAATCGTAAATGACAGACTTAATAATATATGGGATTCTGACAGTGATTTTATGATTAATAAACATTCTTATGATGTTGCTAATAGAAAATTAGAAGAATTTAATCGTATTAGTGATCATGGGATTGATTTCTTTTGGGCAACTTCTTTTTATTTTAAAAAAACAGAGTATACTAAGGCATTTTTTGAACTATGTCAACATATTGTAGAAAATTATGATTATTATCGATTTATATATAGGATTTTTGGTCCTTTAATGCGTAACGATTATGTGTTCAGTATAGCAATACATATGATGGGAGGATTTAGCAATAAAATGAATCCACCGTCTCTCCCCTGTGAGATCTATTATACTTTAGATAGAGACGAATTAATAAGAGTTGATAGTGATAAACAGTTTTTATTTCTAATACAGAAGCAAGGACACTTGGGAGAGTATACGTACGCACGTACTTCAAATCAAAATATTCATATAATGAATAAATTTAGCATTAATAGGCTTGAAAAGGAATTATTGGAGGCACTTGATGTCTAAAGGATATGTAATACTTGCTCAAAATAATTCAAAAGATGACTACGTCTCTATGGCTTCAGCATGTGCTTTTTCGATCAAAGCAACGCAATCAAGAGTAAACAATGTAACACTTATTACCGATGTTGTTGATGCAGTTCCGTATCATTATCGTGAAGCATTTGATCAAATATTGCCTATTGAATGGTTCGATGATGCTTATAAATCTGAATGGAAAGTTGAAAATCGTTGGAAACTTTATCACCAAACACCTTATGAAGAGACAGTAATTCTTGATTCCGATATGCTATTCCTCTCTGATGTAAGTCATTGGTGGGATTATATGGAAAAGAACTTTGATTTGCTTATAACAGATAAAGTTTTTACATATAGAAATGAATTAATAAAAGATTCTTATTATAGAAAAATATTTAAAGATAATAATCTTCCTAACTGTTATAGTGCTTTTACTTATTTTAAAAAAACGGACTTAGCAAAAGAGTTTTGGTCTTTAATCGAGTTAATTGTAAAAAATTGGAAAGAATTTTTTCAAGTATTTTTGCCAGAATCTCGTCCAAAGCATCTTAGTATCGATGTTGCCTTTGCCTTAGCTGTTAAAATAATGGGAATAGAAGATCAAATATTTTCTAGTTTCGATTATCCTACTTTTACTCATATGAAAAGTAGAGATCAGGGGTGGAGAGAATATTCTGATAATTGGATGGATCATGCTGGATCATATATGAATGACAAATGTCAATTAAAGATAGGAAATTATCAACAAACTGGAATATTTCATTATACAGAAAAGAGTTTCTTTAATGAAGGTATAATTCCAAATTATAGAAAAATTTTAGGAATGAATAATGACTAAAAAACAAGATCCTATATTTGAATATCTTCGTCAGCAAGAAGAATTAATAAAGAAAAAACCAACATTTTATGTTCATTACGACTCTGTAACTAGTTTAGGTGTAAACTTAAGAAATTACATAGATACTACTGATCCTCTTCCTTATATTGAATTAACAAATGATGATTTTGATTTTACTGATCCTTCTTTTTCTATTAACAATTATAAAATAATAGTAAGTGAGAAGAAGTTAGAAAAAATAGAAGAACAAATTATTCCTATTTCAAAGATAGCAGATTTTATTTACGAAATTCCAAAAGTTGTAAGTGAAAAAAGATTAACATACAAAGATCGTCCGTTTGATTTATTAATAGAACAAAATAATCCTTTAGGAGAATTTAGAATAAAATTATCAAAACCTTTAAGGGAGAAATTTGCTTTACAAGGAAAAAATAATCAATCAATGCATGTATACGTTACTGCTTTAAATGATCCAAATATTCTTTATAAAACATTAAAATTTACTTTTGGCGATTTAATTCAACACGAATATTATACGCTACCTTTCGAAGATTTTAACGGAGATAATTCAAACGTCTATGCTTTGAAATATTTTCAAGAATACATACATGTGGATATAAGAAATGTCTGAAAAATTACAACTTCATGAAATAGATACAATTTTTATAAGTTACGATGAGCCTAATGCCGATAAACATTATGCAGAATTAACAAATATAATACCGTGGGCTAAACGAGTTCATGGAGTTCACGGGAGCGATGCTGCTCATAAGGCTGCTGCTAATTTAAGTGAAACAGAAAGATTCATTACAGTTGACGCAGATAATATAGTTGATCCAGAATTTTATTCCCAAGAAATTGAGATAGATGATACAAATAAAGATTTTGTATTTTCTTGGTCAGGTAAAAATGCTGTAAATGGACTTATATACGGAAATGGTGGATTGAAGTGTTGGACAAGAGATTTTGTTCTTAATATGAAAACACACGAAAACGCAGAAACAGATGATCCTGAAAAAGTTTTAGAATTTTGTTTTGATCCAAAATACTATCAATTTAATGAATGTTTTTCAACAAGCTATATCAATGGGTCTCCTTTTCAAGCCTGGAGAGCAGGTTTTCGTGAAGGTGTTAAAATGAGTCTTAACAGAGGAAAGAAAACAGACGAAGTAAAAAATGTATGGTGGCAAAATTATCAACGTATGTTAATATGGATGAGTGTTGGGGCTGATGTAAAGAATGGTATTTGGGCAATGTATGGTGCTCGTTTAGGATGTTATAAAACTAATTGTACAAAATGGGATCATATTAATGTAAGAGATTTTGAATATCTTACTAATTATTGGAAAGAAGAAATAGAACCTAAAGTTAATAATGAGAATATAAATGATATAGTTTTAAATCTTGGAGACTCTTTAAGATTAGAATTACAATTAGAGATAACAGAATTAGATCCAAAATCCTCAACATTCTTTAGGAAAGTGTACATGAATACACCTAGAATTATCGGAAGAAAACGCTAATTTACAATGTATGATATTTTTTATTCTTGTAAAGAAAAGAATCAAATATACCTTGACCTTAAAAAGAGGTTTCCTCTTTTAAGAGTATCAAAGTATGACAAAAGTCCGTTTGACTCATTTATAAATGCTCAACAGAAATCTTTTACAAATTTCTTTTGGGTAATAGATGAAGATTTTCAAATTAATGAAAGTTTTAATTTTGAATACGAAATCGAAGAATGGGATCAAACTTATGTTCATATTTTTAAAAATAAAGACGGAACATATGGAGATGGAATACATTTAATTCCCAAGAATTATCAAATATCCGAAAAAGAGATCGAATACGGTGTTTTTCTTAATACAAAAGAGATTGATATAACAGCAGGAACATATCTATCTCCTGACATTGGTCCCTTTGATATTATTTTTATTAGTTACAATGAACCTAATGCTGATGAAAATTTTGAGAGATTAAAAGCAAGATTTCCTTACGCTCAACGTATACATGGTATAAAAGGAATACATAACGCCCATCTTGAGGCAGCAAGATTATCTAAAACAAAAATGTTTTGGGTAGTAGATGGTGATGCTGTTATTGAAGAAGATTTTGATTTTGAAAGAGATATTCCTAAATGGTCTAAAAATACAGTATATGTATATAGAAGTAAGAATCCAGTAAATGATTTAATATATGGATATGGAGGTGTTAAATTTCTCCCTAAGGGATTAGTTCTAGCAATGGATGTTCATACGGTTGATATGACAACATCAATTAGTAGAAGATTTGAATCAATACCTAAACTTAGTAATATTACTTTTTTTAATACTGATCCTTTTAATACATGGAGAAGTGCATTTCGTGAGTGTGTTAAATTATCTAGTAAAGTCATTAATAATCAATACGATCCTCTAACTGAAGAATGGTTAGATACTTGGTGTAACAAAGGAATAGACAAGCCTTTTGGAGAATATTCTATCAAAGGTGCTCTAGCAGGAAGAGAATTTGGAACTAAGCATGCCGATGATAAGGATATGTTAAAAAAGATAAATGATTGGGAATGGTTAGAGAATGAATTTAGACAGTGATCACGTTTTATTTTGGATGGATGCTATACGCAATAGCAAAGATCAAAATAGAACATTAGAAGCATTTTGGAAAGGCCAAGTTAATTCAAAACTTTGGTTAATAGAAAATTTAAGACCTTTTATTAAAAAGTCAGTAAGAATCGATATTCACGGAGGATGGGTTGGAGTATTAGCAAGTTTATTATTTCAATCTAGTATTCCTATTAGTAGAATAACTTCTGTAGATTTAGATCCGGAATGTGAAACTATAGCGTATACAATGAATAAGTTAGAAGAAATAGAAGGAAGATTTACTGCTATAACTTCTAACATGATTGAAGTAAATACTAATGCAGAGGTTGTGATCAACACTAGTTGTGAACACATTACACAGGCAGACTACGAAACGTGGTTGAATAATATGCCTAAAGATAGTATATTAGTATTACAGAGTAATAACTATATAATTCCGGAACACGTAAGGAATGCAAATTCGTTGGAAGAATTTAGAGATCAGAGTCACATTAACGTTCTTTGGGCAGGTGAAAAAGAATTACCAAAATATACAAGGTATATGTTAATAGGGAAAAAAAATTAATGATCTCACAATATCCGAGCGGCTCGTTGTTAGCCTGGCGTCCTAACAGTTTAGTAGGACATATGATTTGTAAACTTACAAGAAGTGAATTTAGCCATGTTGGTATTTTATGGAAGTTTCACAGAAGATACTATGTGTTAGAAGCAATATGGAACAGTGGTGTTCGTATACGTTTACTCCAAGAAGATTTACCTGTAATTGTCATTCCTACAGGTATTAAATGGACAGATGAAGTTGAAGGTTGTGCTGTTCGTAAATTAGGACGTATGTATCATTTTCTTGA